CTACGTGATATGGTTTCAGAGGCATTGTATGCAGCAGGTTCTAACCCTCAACAGGGTTTAGATATGTCGAAAAAATTGCGTGCGTATAAGATGTTACAACAGATTATTAACAATCGTGGCGTGCTTGATATAGAGACAGAAGATGCTACCTTATTGAAGGAAATTTGTGCAGACTTCTTTGTATCTGGTGCATACGGACAAATTTATGATTTAATAGAAGGAGGAAACAAAGAATGAACATTACAGCAACTAACAGCACCGCTGTAACTAAAGTTACAGAAAGTGTAAGTATCAAGTATAGAATGTCAACCCGTGGCACCGAAGCGGTGAAAGATATTACTGCCGAGATTGTCAGAGATGAAGCCACAGTAGGTTTCTTCAATACTTCGCGAAATGGAGTAACTGGTTTCTCGCTACATGAGGATCACGGGATGACTTCTGAAGAAGTGAAAAAGGTATTTCAGACAGCTATCGATGATTGTGGTGAGGTATTGAAATAAAGTATTAATATTTTAGATAAATGATTATGGAGTATTTTAAAAACTTACTTATTGGATTGGTTACCGGCATAGCTGCTTATCTCAATCCTATTTCTGGGGAGATCAAAAGTCTTATTGCTGTATTTGCCCTCAATTTCATTTGTGGGCTGCTTACTGCGCTCCTTATCAATCATGAAAGCTTTTCTTTTAAAAAGGCTTGGAGGTGCATTGTAGAAGCGACCATTTTCTTTGCCTTGGTTAGTTGTATCTATTTTATAGGTGAGCATAAAGGAAATCCGGAAGGTGCTCTGCAATGTGTCTCATTTATTACGTATAGCGTATTCTATTTTTACGGGGTAAATATTCTAAGGAATATCAAAGAGATTTTACCTAACTCTAGCAATGGTTATAAGGTAGTAGCCTTCTTGCATTATGTGCTAAGTGTCGAGTTTATAAAGAATATCCCTTACTTAACGAACTACTTACAAAAAGGAGGTGCAAAATGAAGGAAATTGATGCTATTATCATTCATTGTTCGGCTACAAAAGCCGGACAGGATTTGAGAGCTAAAGACATTGATCGGATGCACCGGGAAAGGGGATTCAACCAAATAGGTTATAACTTCGTCATTGACCTTGACGGAATGATAGAGAATGGTCGCCCGCTTTCCATCGACGGTGCACATTGTAACACTAAAGGTTTCTCGGAATCTTCGTATAACAGACACTCTATCGGCATTTGCTACATAGGTGGTTTGGATGCAAACGGAAAGCCCGCAGACACAAGAACGATCGCCCAAAAAGTGGCTTTGCGCGAGTTGGTTGCTAA